CGTATGCAGCGAAACTCCGAGGTACGCGGCGCAGGCCTTGCGGCTCAGGGCACAACTGTGGCGCAATTCAAGAAAGTCCGCGGGGGAGACGTACCAGCGGCGTACGGGGCGGCGTTTGGTCGTGTTCTTCATCAGGTTCTGTAATTTTACATAATATACAGTTTGACAGGATCAGCTGACGCGCCGGCCCGGGATGGGCCATGGGTGAGCAAACTGTTGTGCAGCAAGGCTTCGCGGGGCATTCGATCCCGCAGTGTGAGCCTGCCACGTCCGTGGTTTTCGTGCATGACCCGCGAGTGTCATCAGCGGGGTTTTGCTGATGGATTGGTTCCGCGTCTACCACGGCATGCCGACCGATCCGAAGTGGATGCTGGTCGCCGCGCGAGCGGGTAACGGCACCGCACCAGGCCATGTCGTGGCCGTGTGGACGATGCTGCTGGACCACGCATCGTCATCCAAGCCGCGCGGCAGCGTGGAGAGCATCGACCTGGAGGCGATCGCCGCCGGACTGGGCTGGCCGCATGAATTGGTGACGGCCATCTATGACGCCCTGGTGGCGCGCAAGCACATCGTCGACGGCCAGGTCAGGACATGGACGGAGCGCAACCCGGCCAAGTTCGACGCCACCAATGCCGAGCGGCAGAAGAAGCATCGAGCACGAGTCAAGAAGGCTGCCGAAGCCGGCACCGCGCGACCTGCTTCCAGCCCTGAAAGTAACGACAGTAACGACCGTTACGGCGTTACGAGTAACGGCGTAACGGCAGTAACGCTCACAGAGGAGATAGAGCAAAGCTCTAGCTCCGATGAAGCTTTAAGGCAAGAAACAGAATCTACGCTAAAGCAAACTACTCTGCGCACCGTGCGCGAGCAGGCGCGTGCGTTTGAGAATGTCGGGGAAATCTGGACGGCTCTCGCCGCCGAAGGCATGCCGGCGAACTTCGGTATCCGAACGTTCAACCGCAAGCACCTCGCCAACTGGCTCGGCCAGGGGCTCACCGAATTGCAACTGGCCGAGGCGCTGAAGCGTGCCCGCGCTCGCCGGGAAGAACAGCGCAATCCGCATCCCGTGAATCTTGGGTACCTCGCCTGCTTCGTCGACGAGGTGTTGAACGGTGCACCCAGCAAAACCACGAATGGAGGTGGCTATGAGCGCGGAGACGAACTCAGTCGCCAATTTGCCGAAGGCTGATCCGCTGCGACTGGCTGTCGGCGAGTTGTTCAGTGCGTTCCAGCGGTTGTTCCCGAATCGCTGGGACAAGCAGTTCAGCGATGACCATGCACGGCCGACCTGGTACGCGGGATTGCGCGCTGCTGGTGTGACAGGGCCCATGGTGAACCGCGGATTGGTTGCGCTGGCGCAGCAGCGCCTGGCATGGCCACCATCGTGCGGCGAGTTCGCCGAACTATGTTTGCCCAGTGCACCACCGCTGGACGAGGCGATCCGCGAGGCGTTGGTGTGGGCACGTGATGCCAAGCACGAGTTCAGTCATGCGGCCATCGGTGCAGCGGCCAAGTCCGTTGGCACCTGGAGTCTGCGGTCGCTCGACGAGCGTGCGTTGCGTGTGGCGTTCGGGACGGCATACCGGACTGCGCTGGATCGACTGGTGCGCGGCGAGTCGCTGGACGTGCCGATCCCCAAGGCGCTGCCCGCGCAGGTGCATCGGAGCATTCCGCTGGGTCAGCCAGATCCACCGACCGTGGCGGCGGAGCGCGCCAAGATCGCTCGCTTGCTCGGTGTCTCCCTATGACGGCTCGCCTTACCAGTGTTCATTGCGCTAGCCAACCTCGCAGGGATGCATGTCGTGGATGGCGTTGCTGTGCGGCCCGACCCGCTGCGGCCTCGCTTGGTGTCTCATTGACTCGTGAGACTAGCACGAAGCCGAAAGCCGAAAGCTGGGAGGCCATGCGGTGCGGGGCCTGCGGGCGGGCGGTCGGGGTCGGGACAGGACGGATGGGAATGATTCGCACCCACCCCCCCCTGAAAGCAGGGGGGCAAATCGGCCAACCGGCTACCTGGTTGCCCCTCGAAAAATGGGAAGGGTTTTCAGCTTTTGCGGGGGTGGGGCATGGCTGACGTGCTTCCGCCGCCGGCCGGGCTGGTGTTGCCGGCGCAGGAGTTGCAGATCCGGGCGCAGTTGCTCGGGCAGGGTGGGCCGTTGGCGTCGGCGATGCGGGCGGTGGAGGCGCGGGAGTGGCGCAGCGGCGATTGGCTGGCCACGTGCTGGTTGTGGGTGCAGTGCCTGGTGGTGGTGCGCGGGTTTCGTGGCGCGACGAGCGTGGCGGACTACGTGGAGGCTGTAGCGCGGTTCGTCGCGTGGGCCGAGGAAGCCGGGCACGACTTCCGCACGCTGACGATGCGCGAGCTGGACGACTGGCAGCGCTGGCTGTACATGCGCCGCCGGTTGTCGGCGGCATCGCGTCGGCAGGCGCTGATGGCCGTGCGCAGCCTGTACAGCTACCTCGCCACGCGTGGCGATGGTACCGACGTGACCAAGGGCTACAAGGCGCCCAAGCGCGTCACGACGCAGGCGAAGAAGTACAGCACCGCGCAGCTGAAGGCGCTGTTTGTCGCGGTGCGCGAAGGCTCCACCGAGCTGATCGTGCAGCGCGATCGTGCGCTGCTGCTGTTGCTGCTGGCCGGCGGCCTGCGGCGCGAGGAAATCTCGTCGTTGCGCATCGACCAACTGGACCTGGCCAGCGACCGCAAGGGCGTGGTGCACGTGTTCGGCAAGGGCGCGAAGGAACGCAGCGTGCCGATCGAAGGCCCGGTGGTGCGCGAGCTGGTGCGCTGGCTGGAAGCGCGCAGCCACATCGACGAGCTGCACACCGACGCCGTTTTCGTGAACCTGTCCAAGGCCGGCGGCAAGGGCGCCGGGCTCGGCGTGAAGGGCATCGAAGACACCGTGAAGCGCGCCGCCCGGCGCGCCGGCCTGGGTAGTTGGGGCGTGCACCGGTTCCGCGTGACCTTCGCCACGATGCTGTACGACGACGGTACCGACATCGAGCGCATCCGCGTGCTGATGGGTCACGAATCCATCGAGACTACGCGGCGCTATCTCGCGGTCAGCAGCCGTATGAACCGCTTCAGCCTGAAAGCCCATCGGCAGCACGCCGCGCTCGGCACCGTGCCGGACGATCTGCCCTTGTGGGCGCAAGACATCGAGAGGAAACGAGATGGATCCGGCATTCTCCCGTCGCGGTGAACCCGCCACCGCGTTCGAGCGCGAGTTGGTGCAGCGTTGCCAGCCGTCCCGGCCCGAGACCGAGCAGGAGCTGTGGATGGAACTGTCCCGCCGCATCGGCCTGGATGAACTGCTGCTGCTGTTCGACATGCTCGGCGCCCGCAAGGTGTGGGTTCCGTCGCGCGAGACGTTCGTGCGCTGGGCCTGGGTGGACCTGCGCGATGCGGAAATTCGCAGGCTGCGCGCCGAAGGTCGCAGCCTGCGCAGCATCGCCGCCGCCATGGGGGTCGACAACCGCACCGTTACCCGGGTGCTGCACCGCGGGTCTTTCAGCGCCACACCCGAACGTGCGAAACAGCGCGCATGACCGACACGCCGAAACGCCCCTACACCATGAGCGAAGCTGCACTCGAGCAGCGCCGCAACAACCTGCCGGCCGCTGCGGCCGCCGCCACCGGCCCGCTGACGACGGAAGGCAAGGCGGCCAGCAGCCGCAACGCCTGGGTGCACGGCCGCTACAGCGCGGTGAACCGCGCGCAGTTCGGGCTGGGTGCCAGCAGCATGGCCAAGATGTTTGGCAAGCCGTGCGTCACCACGTGTCCGTTCCACCCCGACAACCCGAACCGCACCGAGATGCCGTGCAGCCTGGTGGAGGATGGCCTGACCCACGCCGGCGGCAGCTGCCTGGATAAAACCGTCTACGTGCACGCGCTCGACGCGCTGATGCGCGCCTTCACCGATGGCGACATGGACGGCATGAACGGCCTGCTCGCCACCGAGGTGGCCGGCAACATGCAGGTGCTGCGGCAGATTCGTGAGGAGATTTCCGAGCGTGGCCTGATGCTCGAAATCCCGTTCGTCACCAAGGAAGGCGAAGTCGTGCGCGACAAGGATGGCAAGCCCGTCGTCGCTGACCTGAAGCCGAACCCGATGCTGGCCCACCTAATCAAGTTCAGCGAATCCATGGGCATCAACTTCCCTGAGCTGATGGCCACGCCGCGCGCCCGCGAAAAACTGAAAGACAACGACGATGCGGCCGATGGCCTGCAGTCGCTGCTCGGCGCCATCTTTAACCGCGCCAAGCGCCGCAACCTGCCGGCGCCCGGTGGCGACGACTGATGGCCCGCCTGCGCCGCCCCGACGCCAACCACGACGTGCTACGCCAGATGGCGGAGCGCGAAGTGTTTGCGCCCGAGGAATTCGACGCATGGCTGTGCGCGCAGGGCTGGGCGTGGCAGGCGCTGGACCGGGGCGACTACGGCATCACGCTGGAACAGGCGATGTTCCTGTTCGTGTTCGAAGACCCGGTGCGTTGGGCCGAGACGTTCCTCGTGGAACCACGCACCGGCGAGCCGTGGCAGTTCTTCGACTACCAGCGCGAAAGCGTGCGCGCCTGGCGGCAGGACGTGGTGCACCAGGATGGCGCCGAGGTCGGCAAGACCCGCGAAATCACCGTGCTGATCCTGTGGGGGCAATGCACGTCCATGGGCTTCACCGTGCGCCGACCCTGGATGCTGGTCGGCGCGCCGCAGCAAACCCACCTGGACGAAATCATCCTGGCGATCGAGACGCAGGTGGGCGCGCAGGAAGGTGGCGACAAGGCCAGCGGTTCGCTGCTTAGCCAGTTCTGGCTGCGGCCGAAGCGCACGCCGCACATGATGCAGCGGTTCCTCACCATCCCGTTGGGCGAAAGCGAGAAGCCCGGCGTCGGCCGCGTCTACTACCGCCCGGCCGGCCACGACGGCGAAGCCTTCCGCGGTGTGCACGTGAACGCCATGGCGCTGGTCGACGAGGCGGCGAAGCTGAAGCGCGCCGTGCAGTGGTCGGAGTTCTGGCGCTCGTGCGAGCCGGGTTGTATCAAAAAAACGTACAGCGTTCCGGATGGCGATCGCAGTACCCAGTTTTTCGCGATGTGCAACGACGCCGTGGTCGACCTGCCCGTGGGCAAGCCCGGCCGCCGCCTGTTCCTGTGGCCCAAGACCATCATGCCGGCGCCGTTCTGGACGCCGGAGCGCGATGCGCAGTTCATCCGCGACTTCGGCGGCCGGCATACGCCGGGCTACAAACGCAACGTGCTGGGCGAATGGGGCGAAGCGGAAAACCCGGTGTGGAGCTGGGACACCATCCTGCCCAACGTGCACGACCTGCCGGATTACCGCGTGCTGTCGATCAATATCGACCGCCAGCGCGGCGAGTTCAACGTGGGCGTGAAACGTGTGGTGCTCCACGTGGAGCAAGGCCGCAAGAGCGGCAGCTACGACTGGCTGTGCGACATCAGCCTGCCGCTGGCCCCGTTCGCCAGTCGCAACGACGCCGAGCGCCGCGAAGCCATGCGCGCACTGCTGCGCGAACACCTCACCGGCGCCACCGCCGGCGTGTACTGGGCCGGCGCCGACCTGGGCGAAACCAACGACCCCACCGAAATCATCCTGAGCGAGCAGTGCGGCCCACAACTGGTCGACGTGCTGCGCGTGCAGGCGCGCGGCGTGGACTACTACATCCAGCGCGAGCTGATCTACTGCCTGCAGGAACTGTTCGGCGGCCTGCCGCACTGGGGCGTCGACCTGGGCAGCGCCGGCACCGTGGTCGTGAAGGATCTGCAGACCATGGAGGCCTACGCCGACCTGCGCTTCGACGAGGTGATGACCGGCCTGCAGTTTTCCAACGCCGTCGATTGCGTTGGCGAAGACGGTGAGCCGCTGGTGGACACCGCGAAAGACGACGGCAGCGGCGAAAGCATCGTGCGCGCGCCGGCCAAGCACTGGGCCACGCAATGCATCAGCCAGCGCCTGCAAGGCAACGGCTACGCGCTGGCCTACGACGTGGAAGTGCTGAACCACATGACCAACCACACCGCCCGCCAGGGCACCAAATGGCCGATCTACGCCAAGAAAGACGACCACGACATCGACGCCCGCCGCATGCAGATGCTGCGCAAGCTGTACGACGACGTGGGCGGCGAGGTCGATGTTTTCAGTTGCGGGACGGAGGCTAGGGCGGCATGAGCAAGGCGAAGATCGTCACCGATAACGATGGCCGGTTCTACGGCATTCGCTTCGACTGCCCTGGCTGTGCGCTGGCGAAACAGCATGGAACCAAGATGGTCGTATTGCCGGTGGATTGGACCCCACCAGGCTACGCGCGGTCGCCGAACATTCACGGCCAACCGTGGGGCTTCAATGGCGACCTTGAAAGGCCCACATTCAGTCCATCGGTGCTTGGCCGATGGACTGAATGGCAGGGCGATGATGTACCACCAAAACAATATGTCTGCCACAGCTTCGTGCGCGATGGACGCATCGAATTCCTCCCCGACTGCACGCACGCGCTCGCCGGGCAGACCGTCGATCTGCCGGACATCGACGCATGAGCCTGCGGCTTCAGCCCATCTCCATCAACGCAGCGAATGCCATTGTGAAGGCATGGCACCGCCATCATCGCCCGGTGACTCGTGCGAAGTTCGCGATATCGGCGGTGGACGCCAGGGGCACTGTCGTCGGCGTGGTGATCATCGGTCGCCCGGTGGCTCGCGCATCCGATGATGGCCGCACTGCCGAGGTGACGCGCTGTTGCACCGACGGCTCGCGCAATGCTTGCTCGATGTTGTACAGGGCGGCCTGGCGCGCCGCCGTAGCCATGGGCTACAGGCGGCTGATTACCTACACCCTCCCCAGCGAGTCGGGCGCCAGCCTGCGCGGCGCTGGCTTCAAGTTGCTCGGTCAGCGAGGCGGCGGATCGTGGAATTGCCCCTCCCGCCCGCGCACCGACAAGCACCCCACCGAAAAGAAATTTGCCTGGGAGATCGCCGCATGAATATCAACCCCCGCACCTGGTTCCCCGCCCGCAAGTCCAACGACATCGGCAGCGGCGCAATCGCCCGCGCGGCCACGGCGATGGGCCCGTGGCAGCAAGCGCTCAACGGTTTCGTGCCGCGCGAGGTGAACCCGTGGTTCCTCGAGGCGCTGCGCTCGTCGCTCGGCGTGCTCGATGGCGCGATGAACCGGCTGGTGACGGTGGACGGCATCATCGATGTGGAGGGCGGCAACGACAAGCTGGTGCAGCTGATCCAGCGTGAGTTGATCGCCGGCATTCCGGTGAACGACCTGCAGGGCGGCTTGCAGGCGTTCTACGCGGGGCAGGGCAACGAGCTGTACGAGCAGGGTTTCACCGTGGCCGAGATGGTGTACGACCGGCGCGGGCGCGAGCTGATCGGGCTGCAGGTGGCCGACAGCAAGGGCGTGCTGTTTCACCGCGACCCCGAAAGCGGCCAGCTGCAGACCTGGTACCTGCCGCCGATGGCGAACGCCACCGGCCGGCGCGACGGTACCGACGCGGTGGAAACCGTGCTGCGCAACACCGCGCGGCAGCTCAACGTGGCGCTGATCCAGGGCAAGGGCTACACGCTGGTGGCGCCGGAGCGCATGATCTACAGCGCGTTCAACCCCGAGAACGGCCAGCCCTATGGCGTGAGCCTGCTACGCGGCATCGAGTTCGTCAGCCAGATCCTGCTGAAGATGCACAACGCCACCGGGCAGGCATGGGAACGCTTCGGCGACCCCGTGTTCCACGTGAACTACAAGACCAAGAACCGCTCGCTGAAAAGCGACGCGCTGGACAAGCGCCGCCAGATGCTTGCGTCGGACCTGCATGCGGCGCTCACCGCCAAGCGCCTGGGCAACAGCGCCGACTTCACCACTGCCGTCGGCGCCGACGACGAGATCACCGTCACCATCATCGGCGGCGATGGCAAGGTGCTCAGCATCGAAATGCCGGCACGCCACATGCTGGAGCAGATCCTCGCCAAGACCGGTTTGCCGGCGTGGATGCTCGGCATGCAGTT